TTGTCATATTCTCCACAAACAAGGGAGATATTTCATTGTTCATTTCAAAGAACTTTTTTTACTAGATGGAAAAAACGCAACTCTTACAGAGAATGATATTGAAAGACGAAATACAATTACAACCCTTCTCTCAGATTGGGGATTACTTAACATCGTAAATGAAGAAAACGCTCAACCACAAACAGATTTGAGATCGATAAAGATCATCTCTCATCGCGCTAAAGTCGATTGGGATTTAAAACCAAAATATTCAATAGGGAACGAAAATAAATCCTACGAAAATAAATCCTAAATAGATAATGAATTTCGAAACCACACGATGTGGTTTCGGATGAGATGCCGAAAGGGTCTCACAAACCTAAACCTGCCTAATAATGGAGGAAAATAGATATGACAACAACAGCAACAAACTGGCCAACATTAAACTGGTCGCGTTCTGCCTTTATCGGTTTTGAACGAATATTCGATGAACTCGAGCGTTCCCGCACTGGTAACTCGAATAACAATAACAGCGGATATCCACCGCATAATGTCATCCGTATTGATGATGATAATTATGAAATTGAACTGGCCGTGGCCGGATTTGATAAATCTGACATTGAAGTCACATTCAAGGATGACGTTCTTAGTATAGAAGGAAAGAAGGAAGGAAAAGAAGAAAATGGGTATATCCATCGTGGTATATCCAATCGGAAGTTCACAAAGACTTTTAACCTCTCTGAACATATCGAGATTCGTGGAGCCGATCTAGTTAATGGTATCCTGAGTGTTCGTTTGGAGAGAGTTATACCTGAAGAACACAGACCAAAGATTATTAAAATCGGGTCAACAAAAACAAAGAAAAGTTTTCTTCAGGATTAATTGCGAAAGCTAACCATTCTGATTAGACGTTAAAAAGAGATGCAAGAGGCAAAAAATCCTCTTGCCTCTTTTTTTGTTTGACAATTGTCACCGTTTCGTATAGTATTATATTATGATTCTTTCAAGTGGATTTTATACAAGTGTAGATAGGTTTGGTAACTCTCTTCTTTACAGAGGTTATGATGGGGATGGTAGGAAAATCCAGAAAAGGATAAAATATCAACCAAAACTTTTTATTCGCTCGCCCGACAAGAACACGGACTGGAAGGCACTGGATGGCACTCCAGTGGAACCAATTAATTTTCAATCAATGGCGGGAGTACGCAGCCACGAGAAAATGTATAACAGTGTGGATGACTTCAAACTTTATGGAAACACTCGACACATCCCGGCGTTTATTCAATCTGTTTTTCCTGATGAAATTAGTTACAGTCGTAAAATGGTTGATACTGCTTTTCTCGACATTGAAACATCGTATGGCGAAGGATTTCCGGATGTTCACAATCCCACAAATCAAATTCTTACTATTGCCTACAAAAGTTCAAAGGATAAAATTTATAGAGTGTGGGGTCTCAAAAGATATGATGAATCCAAGTCTCAACTAGATCATCTCGAAATTGAATATTCGGTCTGTCAAACCGAATCTTCAATGCTTGAATCTTTCATTGATTTTTGGGCAAATCCCGAAAATACACCGAACATCATCACAGGTTGGAATACTAGACTCTTTGATATTCCTTATATGGTTGCCCGAATGCGATACCTTCTGGGCGAGACAAAAACCAATCTACTTTCCCCTTGGAAAAAGATTGATCAAAGAGAAATCATGAGTAGGGGTAGGACTCACACCATCTTTGAGATCAGGGGGATTCAACACCTTGACTATATGGATCTGTTTAAGAAGTTCACTCTCAATACCTATGGTAATCAGGAGTCATATTCTTTGAATCACATCGCCAATGTAGTTCTGGGTGAGAAAAAGTTGGATTATTCAGAAGTTGGTTCTCTCCGTGATCTTTACGATGCGGATTATCAGATGTTCGTTGACTACAATATCAAAGATGTTGAGTTGATTGAACGAATGGAAGAAAAACTAGGTTTGATTACTTTGGTTCTGACTATGGCCTATCTGGGAGGTGTAAATTATCAGGATACTCTGGGAACAACGGCAATCTGGGATTCCATTATTTTTCGTCGTCTTGCTCGTAGTAAGGTTGCGGTTATGCCAACAAAGGAGTCCAAATCTACGAATTATCCCGGCGGTTATGTAAAAGAACCGAAGGTAGGTATGCACAACTGGGTTATGTCGTTTGATTTAAATTCTCTCTATCCCAATTTGATTATTCAATATAATATGTCGCCAGAAACTCTGGTCCGGCAATCTTTCGTTTCTGATCTCAATCCGGACAAAATTCTTTCCGAGGAAAAGGTCAATGTTCCTAACGATAACCTTGCCGTTGCCTGCAATGGTGCTACATTTCGTAGAGACAAGAAAGGAATCATTCCTGAGATCGTAGAGGAACTTTATGCCCAGCGAGTTGAAATTAAGAAGGAAATGTTGGAAGAGAAAACAAAACTTGAGACTATTTCAAACTCAAGTTCTTCGGAGTATTTCCGTACTCAGTCAAAAGTCGCCCGTCTTGAAACACTTCAGGTTGCGCTCAAGATTCTACTCAACTCTCTTTACGGTGCTCTTGGAAATAAATACTTTCGTTACTTTGATCTTCAGGTTGCGTCTGCTATAACTCTCTCTGGTCAAACCGTCATTCGTTGGAGTGAGAAGATTGTCAATAAGTATCTGTCAAAGATTCTTGGAGAAGACAAAGATCGTGTTATCGCAATTGACACTGACTCACTTTACATCGATGTCAATGATCTAATTGAAAAGTTCAATCCCAAAAATCCGGTTGATTTTCTGGACAAGTTTGGATCTGAACAGATTGAACCCGAACTTGAAAAGTCATTCGGGAAGTTTGCCAAGATGACAAATGCATATTCAAACCGTATGGTGATGGTTCGTGAGGTAATTGCGGATCGTGGGATCTGGACCGCAAAAAAGAGATACATTTTGAATGTCCACAACAACGAAGGTGTTCAGTATGCAAAACCGAAGATCAAGATGATGGGCATCGAGGCGGTCAAATCTTCAACGCCACAGGTTTGTCGTGATGCCATGAATGAGATGTTCAAGATCATTGTTACGGGTGATGAAACCAAAACACAGAAAGCAATTGAGATGTTTCATAAATATTTCTTCACACTTCCGGCCGAAGCAGTTTCTTTTCCAAGAGGTGTCAGTAATGTCACAGGTTATCGTGATGCCGAAAGGATTTATAGAAAGGGGACTCCGATACATGTTCGTGGATCTCTTCTTTACAACCACTATCTCAAACGACATGGTATTGACAAAAAGTATATACCAATACGTAACGGGGACAAGATTAAGTTTCTCTATCTCATGATCCCCAATTCCATTCAGGAGAATGTGATTTCTTTTCCGGAACTGTTGCCAGCGGAGCTCGACCTAAAGAAATATATTGACTATAAGACACAGTTTCAAAAAACATTTCTTGATCCACTTGAGATGATCTTGTCTGCCATCGGTTGGACTTCTGAACCAGTTGTTTCTCTTGAAGATTTTTTCGTATAAATATTAAAATGATCGTTTGAAACAATAGATTGACCTACGTTGTAATAGATTGACCTACGTTGTTTTCATATCATCCCTATGGATGTCTTGGGGTTTACTTCAAGCGCCATAGCCCCCCGTAGGCTGCGGTCTACGGGGTTATTTTTTGTATCGTTTTAAGCAATGTTCTTTAATTTAGGTTTTCCGGTGTTCTTTAATTTAGGTTTTCCGGTGTTCTTTAATTTAGGTTTTCCGGAATATTTTGTTTGACAATTTTTCGGAATTGTGGTATAGTATATCCCATTATGTATTCCCTTACACTATTCAAATCCATTTTTGACACTAAAACGGATAAAAAAATGGTTTTCAATGATCTTGAAAAGTTTGAAACTTTGTTGTACTCTCTTCATAAACAGCCCGGATATAAACCAAAGAAGGGAGAGTTTCGTCAGGGGAGTCCACTAATATCACCTGCCACATACAAGATCAACACAACCCGAAAAAATGTCAACGTGGTTCAATGGCAGCGATGGGCCGCAATCGATGTTGATCAGTATGACACATCATTTGAGGATGCATTGCGATTATTTGAAGAATACTATTTCATTTCTTATTCATCTGCATCGAGCACTCGGGAGAAACCTAAGTTTCGAATTGTTCTGCCTCTTACTGAGATAGTACCCCATGATAAGATCCGCCACTTCTGGTTTGCATTGAATATAGAATTCAATTCTTTAGGTGACAAACAAACCAAAGATTTAAGTCGTATGTACTACGTTCCTGCCCAGTATCCGGGGGCCTACAATTTCATTTTTACGAACAAATCAAAGTTTTTATGCCCAAACGAGTTGATGGAGAAACATGAATATATTGATGGATTTCGTAACAGTTTCCTTGATTCCATTCCGGAACATATGAGAAAGGAGTTGGAGTCTCATCGTAAGAATCAGTTGACGAATACAAATATTATGTGGACGAGTTATCACAACTGTCCCTTTGTCAATAAGACGATGGTCGTAGAATATCGATCTATTTCTGAAACTGGTTGGTATTCGAAAATGTACCAGATAATGGTCTCTATTGCTGCAACTGCAATCAAGTCCAAGTACCCGATAACTCCCGAGGAGATTTCACGTATCTGCAAGGAGATCGATTCTGATACTGGGAATTGGTATAAAAACAGGCCTATGACAATGGAGGCCGCCAGAGCAATTTCATATGCTCTTTCTCAGTAATTTTAATTTTTATCTTGACAAACTAGCAATTTTATAGTAATCTATAAGAGTATAATTA